TGGGCGTAATTTTCTCTGTATTTTTTTCCGTTTACAGGTCTTGGACAATCGCCCTTCCCTGCACCAGTGTTTCTACTTCTCTTTGGTTGTCCGTCTCTGTCAGTGTAACCTGCTTTGTAAGAACGGTGATTCACTTCTTCCTGCAAGTCTTTTTCTGAAGTATATGGAGACACTAAGTCGCCGTCATTTACTGTTCTTGCTCTTTTAAGTATTTTCATAAAAGATAGGGGCGGCGTTTAACCGCCCCATTCCTAAACCTATATACTCAACTGTAACATTATCAATGGAAGTGCATCTGTTGCTCCAACAGTGGAGTCGATGATGCAACCGGCAGGTTGATAACCAGCGACACCACCAGATAAGGCAACTGCACCATTGACAGCACCATCGCCAACGAAGTAAGTCATTCTTTCTTCGCCAGTATCACCAATAGAACCAGAGTCCGAACCTGGAGTAATCCAACAAGGACCCCAAGTTTGAATCCAACCCCAGTAAGCTGCTGTTCTGTTTGCGGCAGGAACTCCCATTATACTGGAGTAACCACCAACATTACCCTTTATCAAATAACGATATGGGTTAAGAACAACTTCTGTAAATGGAGTTGCCAAAGTGTTACTTACTGGTGCTTCGAGAGTAAGTGTTATATTTCCACCTACACCAGAAACGCTGACACCTTCTGTGTCTATAATAAGTCTTGTCTGGACAGTTGAAGCACCGTGTCCGGTAATCCAATATCCGCCAACAAGTTCCTTATCAGCAAGAACGCCATCAGCGGCAACTCCACACGTTGAGTCGGCGGCAAGGACAGTTGTCCTATCTCCAGCCGTAACTGTTGCGCCAGTAACATTTATATTACAGATGTTAGAAGCATTTCCAGCACCCCATCCAGATAGCAAAGCTGCACTATAAGACTTTGAATACTTGAATACTTTACCATCCCAAGTTATATGCCTTGTTCCAGCAATATATCTCTGAGCAGCGTCGTCACAATAAACTCCAAGGTTATTATCACCAGTAAAGTCATGTGGAGACGCAGGCCACTGCAAAGGATTAAATGGGTAGTTTTGTGATGTACTCATAATAATTATCCTTTCAATTATGCAGATGTCGGAAGTGTAATTTCGACTACTGCGGGGCCTTCTACTCTGGTTGCGCCAATACTAAGTGTAGAATAAACTTGAGTACTGTTTAGCATGTCGGGACGAAGGTCGATATTAACATTCGGCTCTTCGGCGACTGCAAGCACGATAGCGTCCTGTGCAAACGCATAGCATAGTGTGGCACTTGTATCTGTACCGTCTGCTACGAGTCTGGTGGACTTGAGGAACTTGAATCCCATAAAGGTATCAATCTGACCTGCGGCCAGTGCCTTTACAGTATTGTAATCCGCACTCTTAACCTCTGTGGTGTTCAACAGTTGGTTAATATTGTAAGGATTACAAAGGAAGTAACGCTGTCTGTCATCGTCAATCTCAGCGTCATCCAAAAGCTGCTTACAGGTAAGTAACTTTGCAATACTCAACGGGGTATCCGTTGTAGCATCGTGGTCGCTACCTGCGGGCTCTACTGAACCATCACTCTCGACAAGACGGCATTCGCCTACGTCATAGTTGTTGATGGTTGTTGCGCCAGTGTGTCCGCCATAAGCGGGGCCGCCAAGCGCGGTGATAATCACGTCATCAATGGCGCGATTGAGAGAGAACACCTGATTCTGGGCATAGACTGATTGTGGGTCTATGAGCATCTTCAAGCGGTCTGGTTTGTCGATTATATCGGCAGGGACTACATAGTCCGCCATCGACAGTTTACGTCTTGTGTGGGCTGCATCAGAGATAGGAGTTGCCCCGTGACGTGCGCCACGTAATTGAGCATCCTTCGGGCCAATGCGTTCCACATACATCGTATCGCCTGTTATAGACTCAGGTCGGCATACCATTCTTAACTTCGCAGGCTTTTGCTGCGAAAGCAGAAGAATGTTTGCTTTGAACTGGTCTACAAACGCGATAGGTATCTGTGTTGACATAAGAGTACCTTTCACATTGTTGTTACAATTTTAGCGGAACAAGGTAGTCCAACAAATTGGGCCTGTCCTAACCTACTGCGGTTAGCAGGTCGAATACGACCATTTTTGGGCCTCTCTATGAAAGGTAATCCGTATTACTATTCCTTATCTGCGGTCTTTTCAGGTAGTCGCAGGTTCGGGAGTCATCTTTGCTCTAATCGACATCACTTGGGCAACCAAGCGGTCTCGCTGCTGTTTTGTTCCATTAAGATATAACGGGTTCTCCATTATCTCCGCTATCTGCGACTTGTAATCAGCCGGAGTTGGTACCGCTGAAAAATCAGGAGACTTGCCCTCAGCAAACTTTGCGCCGAGATTTACAAGTAATCTTATTGCGTTAGGGTCGTCTCTAAGATAAGCGAGACTTTCCTTCATTGATTCGTCGCCATTAGAACCTTCCTCAAACGCTATATCGCCAAGGTGCATCTTCTGGTCAAATGCGGCTCCGTATTCGGTCGAAAGCGCCGATACAATTTCGGCCTTTTTCTGCTCTTTCTGCTGTTGGATATTCTGATAGTCTGCCGCCATATCCTGTGCGAACTCATTAATAAACTGCTGTGCGGCCTTTTTGCTTACCCCGCCTTTGTAAAATCGTTCCTGCCACTTGGCAACCCTGTCTGCGGGGAATACCTGTTCAACTAATTCCTGCGGGAATCCTTCTGGAGCGGCAAGGCCATAATCTTCTACAGTGTCCGGCCTACCGCCAACCCTGTAGTATTCAGCCCACTCTTCCGGCGCGGAGCTTTCTGTGGGGATAGCGATTTTGTTCTTGCCGACCATTCTTTTTGTATCTACGGCAATCTTCGCAAGACTCTTTACGTCTTTGATGGTCGAGAGCGTTTTCTCGTCTCTGTACCCCTCGTCCAGTATTCCAGTCCATCCTTCTTTTAACGAACCGTCCGTGCCGATAAAAGATTCTGTTTGCGGGGCAGGGGTAGTCTCAACTGGTGTTGCGGCCTCTGCTAATCCTGTGTCTTCCATGTTATTCCTTTTCTAATTTAGATATATCCATATCCAGCCAATGCCGGATTTCGAGTATTACAGAGCGTGCGCCTTCGTTAAAATCGCTCTTTCTTGCGGAGTCCTTGACAAAGGTGCATGCGTTTTCCAGGCAGAACTTAGATAAATAAGTAAGTACCCGATTCTGGCTTTCACCTGAAGCGAAGGTATTAAGGAAATCACTGTTCCGCTGTCTGATTATTTCGTATCTTGTCTGTTCAGCCATTTACACTCCCATCAACGCAGCCGCGGGACTGTTTTCTTCAGGAGCCTTAGTTGCCCCTTGATAAGCCTGTCCGCCAACCTGTGCCATCTGTAATGCCAACTGCTGTTGTTCTTTTAATGCCCTTGCTTCTCGTTTTTCATTTCTCTGTTCCTCAGAAGCCATGTCCTCAGTATTAACACCAAGTGTACGGCCAAGCCTCTGGATAGCGTCATCGGAATCAACGTTATCAGTTACGCCTGGGAATACGGTTTCCATTTCACCGACAATAAACGCCCATTCCTGAAACGCCTTTGACTGCTGGCTTCTTAATTCAAGCGCGAACGGAGATACGAATTCAAGGCCGAAGTTCACTCCTTCAAGTTCCGGCGGAGGAGGCGCTACCACACCATTCCTGATGAGTAGCAGTATCGACCGTTCAACAAGAGGGGAAATCTGCTCGTACCATATACGCGCTACCGGAGTACCTATCTTCGGCCATGTCCCTCTAATTCGCTCCCGTATCTCTAAAGTAGTTCTTCTGTCACCAGTTAAATCTTCTATAGGATTAAAAGCGTTCTTGTAGAAAGCCCTGTCTATAGTTTCTCTCTGCATCTTCAGGGATTCGACTGTTATATTAAAGTTGCCATTAAGACCCTGGTCAACCGCCCTGCTTGACGGCAACTCTCTTACTGTATTGTTTGCACCCGGAAAAGTTCTGTACGGCCCCTCAAAAGAGTCAAGCGTTTCTCTCGCCGGATTTGCCCATTTGTTGCCTACCTCGTTAAAGTCCCTATTCATCCTGTTGAGGACTTTTATCTGCGGAAGTATCTCTGTCCCTATCCCTCGTCCGTCCTTTTCATTTGCGGGACGCTTCCATCGTGCGCAATGGTATGGGAATTGCGGATAGCCACCCTCGTAAACCGTGAGCTTCTCCTTAACATTGACAACCTGTTCCTCCCACAGCATATTGGTATTTATGTTTTTCGACAGGAGCGGATTAGTGGTTTCCCGCGGTTTTATAATATAAATAAATTCAAACTTATCATTTTGCTTCTTGGGGTCTTCGGATGCATTTACAACTTCTTCGCCGACCTTGTCGGCACCGAACTCCTGTATAGCCTGTCTCGGTGTATATTCTACTGTTATTATAATACCGTCAACAAGTTTCTTGCTGTTCTCTATTAATTGATATGTACCTATAATGGCGGAACGGTAATTTAACCCTGTTTTCGGTGTCCATTCGGAATATATACTCGACGGGCCAAAGATAATTAAAGAACGGAGAACCTCATCTAACTCTACTATAAAGTTAGAGTTGAAGATATGGTCGTGAGACACCTCTGTCAGCATGGATATATATCGCTGGATATTGTCAGGAATCTTCATGTTATTCCCGACCTTAATAGCAAAGAACATCTGTCCGGCAGGGAAAAGGATATGCTTCAAATTAGATACCATATCCTCGGCGTCAAGAAGCGGTGTAAGGTCATATATCTCTGTAGTCCTTGAACTTCCCGCTTCACTTGATGACGTTATATCTACATAGGGATAGACATAATCCGCTGTGTTCTGCCATAAACTTCTTATATTACCTTGTGCGGATTTCTCTCTGTTCCTAAAATCTATAACCTGTTCTGGTGTCATTTTTACGTCCTATTATATTCATTGTCAACAGTTGTTTGCTGTTTCTTGGTGTATCTGGATACGGGTCTTATTCTATGCCCGCTTGCAGCTAAAACAAAGTAGTTTAATGCGTTTCTAAAGTGCTCCTGCCTATCACCAGTCGGCCTGTACCTATGCACTACAGTCCCCTTGCGAGAATCCTTTTCCTCAAACCGTGCACAATTACAACACTGTCTGGCAAACTCATCAATCTCAGGACACTGACGCGGTAGCCTTATCTCGCCTCCTGTAAGAAGCCTGTGCGTCTTATCGAATATACCAGTCCTATGCGCCTTGACTACGCCTGTGTTAGCATTAAAGTTGTCGCCCGTAATCTGGCTATCGCTATACTCGCACAAATATACAGACGGGTTTACACTGCTTTTGCAATGCGCCTTCTGGTACGACCGCGCCTCATCCTCGTAAGGACGTATGTCTATAACCGTACTCTTTACGTTATAACTTCGGGCAAGGTCAGAAATCTGATTCCACCCCTCAGTACCCTCTGGTATCTTAACAGCCCTAAGTATCTCAAACCGTTTCTTGTCAAGCTTAATCCCTATCACAACATGCTTGACCTTGCCAACGTCCACGCCCATAGCACACGGGCCGGAATGACTTAGCTTAATCCCATCATTCCCGCAGTTGGCCAGAACATCACTCCTGTTCAACTTCTCGGACCTATCCGAGTATGCCCTGCCAAGCCTAAGCCGATAAATGTCCGCCAGATTCCCAAACGGAGGATTGACATAATCCTCAAGTATCTCAGCAGGATCGTTAAATGGAGTCATCAACTGACTCGCCATATACCCGTGCATATACCCAGACTTCTCAGGATAATCGGGAACCCACTCGCCAGTACCAACACCAGCCCAGACGGGCAACTCCTTGCCGCACTTGTCGCATCCCACGTACCCAGTACCATTCGCCCGAATCTTCACACACTGCGGGAAACTCTTTTCGGCACACGTCCACTCGCCA